TTCCCCCCTGCCCCAGGCGAACAAATGTACGTGGGGGCATACCTTTTCCGCCGCTGACCTGGGCAAACGTCATGCCTGGACGATCGCACGAAACCGGCCCGACGCCGGCGGCACGTGATCCGCCGTCCGTGCTATGGTACGCATGACGCGGGGCAAAGGGCCACGCAAGGACGCCGGCAGGAGGCCGGCAGGAGGTGGAGCAATGAGGTACCAAAAGATCATGGCGGCGGCGACGGCGGCGGCTATCCTGGCAAGCATGCCGGCGACGGCGGGTGCGCAGGAGCTAACGACGGCGGGCGGATTCGTGTCCATGCCATACGTGGAAGATGTAAACGAGACGGCGCGCGGCTATGTTGCAACCGTGTCGGTATGCGGCGACGCGGGCGCAACGTTGCGCGTAACGTGCGACGGCCGCGCGGTCAAGGCGTGCAAGGTTGCGCGGCGGGCGTGGGCCGTAAGCATGCGCGCGGGCAAGACGTACAAGATCACGGCACGCCCCGCGCACGGCGGTCGGGCGCGCTCAATCGGCTACGTTATCTATTAAATGTTGGACAACGCGGGCACGAGGCCCGCAAACGATCGCGGACAAACGGTCCGCAGGAGGTGACACCATGGCACGCAAGAACGAGCACGACGAGCACTGCAAGCAGATCGCTGACCGTCTGGCACGCATCAATGACGGCGAACTGTACCGCGATGCCGACGGGTACGAATGGGAATACTACGACGAGGACGACGACGGCACACTGATCGCGTGCACGTACGAGTACACGATCGAGGACGGCGAGGCGGTCAAACATGTAGTAAGCGCCTATAGCGACGACGGCGGCGAGACGTGGACGCGCGGCGACAACGGCGAAACCGTGGAGCTTGAGCCGGTGACACTATGGGACGGCCTCGGAGATGTCTATGACATCGAGTACCGCGTCAGCGGGCGCGATGCCGAGCCTTCGAGCGTACAACTCATGATCGCGTGCGGCGGCCCCAATATCTACCTGGACACGAAAAGCGGCGACGTCGAACTGTACTGGTGGAGCGAGTCGGGGCGCTACCCTATGCGCGGCGACGTTATCGACGCTATCGACGAAATGGCCCGCGAGTGGTGGAGTTGCTAGCACGGCCCCGTTACCTATAGGACACGACGCGGGCGCGGCCCGCAAAAGGAGGCAAGATCATGCAACCGTTGTATAAGAAATACGACAAGCCCGCGGGCGTTTACTCATCCGGCTATCTCTCGTATCTGTTCTTTGAGCCGAAAGACGGCGATAAAGACGTATGCGACTTCATCATATGCCGTGAGTATCCCTGCAGTGCATGCGATAGCGGCGTCATGCGCGCCGACTACAGGCGGCACAATATCCACTATACGGACAGTTACGAATACCCGCGCGCGTACGTGTGGCGTGATCATGCCCGCGTATACCTAAGCGACGTACTCGCGACGAGTTGTTAAAAGGAGGCCGTACCATGACGACGTTACCAGGGCGCAACATGATCGACTTCACCGCGCAAAAGCACAATCACGTGCATGTGCGTTTGGATGTCAGCCGCGAAAGCGTGTACTACATCCGATATCTGATCAGGCGCTACACGCGCGACGGCTACCACGTTCACGCGGCTGTCAACCACAACGGGCGATTGCTGGCCAACGTTTGGGGATCAGATATCTACACGCAAGCGGCGAGACGATCGAACTACTAGACAACTGCGAAAGCGGGCAAACGGCCCGAGGGGAAGGGGATACCATGAAAACAATCATCAACACCGTTACAAGCTACAACACCGAGACCGGCGCGACGAAACGCGCCGAAACGATCGAACTGTATACATTCGATGAACTCACCGACGACGCGAAAGAGCGCGTATATAAGGACTTCGAGGAGGAGCGCCGAAACGATCCGTATTATTGCCAATGGTTCAATGACGCATACGAACGGCCTATATGGGAATGCGTCCGAGACCTCGAAAACGCCATACAAGGCGCCGATGTGTCGTGGAGGTATAATACATGGTATTCGTGCGACTTCGACTGCGAATACACATACAACGACTACGCAAGCCCCGACGTGATCGAGCGGGTGAGCGATTCCGGTTACTATGCATCAATGGATATATGCGACGCATGGAACGCGCATACACGCAAACTAAACGCGATATATACGCATATCGACTATATAGAATCCCTCATGTGGGATATGGATACCAGTTTCGATTATTGGAACGAATACACGGCCGAGGACCGTATCTACAACCGTCTGGACTCCATGCGCGAAAACCTTATCACGCGATGGTATAGTGAGCTTGAAAGCGCGTGCAAGGACGTGCGCGACACGATCGAAACGCTGTTGCGGGATGAATGGGAATACTACGACAGCGAGGAGGCCGCGCGCATCGAGTGCGAGGACGAAACCATACAAGGCGGCGAAAGTTACACGTGCGAATACCCATACTATAAAAACGGAGGCTACACCGGCCGCGTGTACTATTCGGATCATCGCAAGTGGTACACCGCCGACGGCGAACTATACGACGAAAGCAACGTAAATCACGAGTGCGTCAGCATCGTTAAAGTAGCGTAACAGGATCACGACGGCGAGGAGGCTGCACCATGGCAAGGATATTCGACTATGAAATGACTAACGGCGATACCGTTATAGTGCGAGACGGCGAAAGACTGTATAGGATCATCACGGGCAACGTGTGCGACTCGCTTTACATGATCAGCACGCCCGAAACAGTGGAGGAGGACGCCCGCGCCGGCATGCGCTCGAAATTCGGGCGGCGAGGCCCTGCAATGATCCGAGCAATCGAGGAGGCGGCCGCATGGTAAAAGTTATCGCGTGGTTGATCGTATTCCCGCTATGCCTGGTAGTTGCCGCGCTGGTCTACCGCGTTGCATATCAATGGTATCAGCACAAGAAAGACGCGCGGGATATGGAAGAGGCAACGGCAAGAGTGGACGAAACCATAAAACGGATTGAAGGGGCCCAACGATGAATTTCTATGACGCATTGCAAGATACTCGGATCATGTACGGTTTTGCGCACGGTTTCGAGCGTAGCGGATCAAGTGACGGCGAGATTATAACCGAGCTGGACACGATCAAGAGCGCCCGCAACTGGTAACGCCGGCATACAACCGAAACGACACGCGACCCCGTATCGGGGTCGCTCTTTTTGCGTCCTGGACGCGCTGCAATTCGGCGCATGATCCACGAGGAGCCGCGTACAATCGCCGCGCAACCCTCGAAAACTCGGGCGGTTGCGCGGTATCGTGTAGCGCGTTGCCGGATCGCCCGACGCGCCCGCGCTATCCCCGCCGGTGCTACGAAATGCGAGGAGACGCAACCAAACTGCCCACGATGCCCGATGCCGGCGCGTATAGTATGGTTTAACGTCTGGAAAATATCGGGCGTTACACGGCATTCTAGCCGCCTTATTCGGCGTTTGCCCTGGTCACGGCTACGTCATGCCGTTTGTGTACGTTTTGTGATTCAGTTGTGGAGATTGATACCCCATGGCAGGGGTAGGTTTTGGCGTTTCCGCAGGTAAAAGCGTTTTTTCGCCGACCGCGAAAAATCGTTATGAACACGTGCGCGGCCACCCCAAAAAATCTACTCGCGGGGCCGCGCCGTTTTTTCGGCGGGCCGGAAAATCCGTTATGAACACGCGCGCGGCCACCCCAGGTTTCCTCGCGAGTGGTAGAATGATCGCAATGCGGCGAAAATGCGCCGCTGGGCGATGGAGGGAGAATCCATGGACGGAAAGAGACCGATTGTGGACATCGAGGCGATGACGCCCGAGCAGTATGCGGGGTACTGCGACGAGTGCGACGCGCGGAGCAGCGCGGAGTTCCGCATGCGCCGCGAGCTGTGCGGCATCGAGATCGCCGAGCTTGCCGACGACCTCGGCGTCCGCCTCGACACGGCCAAGCGTTGGGAGAACCCGAAGAAGGGCATGCCGCCGAGCGTCAGGGCTTGGGCGTACATCGACTCGGCCTACATCGCGCTTCTCGACGCGATCGAAGCCGCCATCCAGCAGGTCGAGGAAACGGCTGAAACGCTCGGCGAGCCGAGGGAGGTCCACGTGGCCTACAGGCGCGGCAACCAGCCGACCCGCGACGGCCTGACCGTCGGGCGCTCCAACGCCATAGCCAGGGCGTCGGCGCTCGCGCTCACGGTGCTGGGGTACGACGCCTCGGCCGAGTGGGCGGACGAGGGCGCGGCGGGGCTCGCGGCGAACGCGCCCATGAGGTAGGCCGCGAAATGGAAAGGCCCCGGCCGACGTGGCCGGGGCTGATTTTCCTGCGAGATTTATTCTTATAGGAAAAAGCCGAGGGGCGATTTTCCCAGACGATTTATTTCTCTGGGAATGAATTGCTCCGCGCGATTTTCTCCCAAGATGATTTTCCCGCAGATGATTTTCGCAAAATGATTTCCGCGAGACGATTTTCACAAGGTGATTTTCCGAAGCGATTTATCCAAGGCGGTTTTCGCTCGGTGATTTAGCTTTCGCGCCATATGATTTCCGCGTCACTTCCAGTCGCGCTTCAGCGGCACAGCATTAACGTCCCGGGTGATCGCGCTCGTCTGAATGATCTTCGGGGTATCCTGCCGAAGCCAGTTCTGGAACGCGACCCAGTAGATGGCGAATAGCTGGACGTTCTTGCTCTTCCCCTTCGTGATGGTGAAGGCCGACGCCTTTTCACGCGCCATGGTGAGGATGGTCGGCCGCTCAGACACGGGCAGCACAAGCTCGTCGAAGAATTTCTCGGCGCATTTGAAGCTGCCCGTACGCTCGCATATCGCGGCGATCAGGCATGTCGCGACAGCGGTCGAGAAGCGCCCGTTGCTCGCCGACTTGATGTTGTTGAAGCATGAGAGCAGAGAGCTTATCAGCTCCTCGTGCTCGTTCGCGAACTCGGCGACTTCGGTAGCTGAAATGGGGTGCTCTTTCTTCGATGCGTTCCCGTCGATTATCTGCGCGTTGGAGATGCCGTTGTTGAGCGCGATGACCACCTTCGCGATGGCCGCGCGGTTGTTCGCGTTGCCGCCGGTCACTGTATTCGCGGCAGTCCTCTTCTTGCCTCGGTCGAGAACCATGTAGACCTCGTTGTCGAGTCCCTCGATCACGGTGACGAGTATCGTGCATCCGCTCTCGATGACGGCAAGGCACCTGTGCTGCCCGTCGATCATCTGGCCCTGCTTGTTGAACCTTATAGCATCGCCTGTCCCCTCGACCCACCTGCCGTTCTCCATGTCTGCGGCATACTCGGCGACCACCTGCGGCGACGGCTTGCGCTGATACTCCGGCATGGTTCCAAGCCACTCCGCCGCGATCTCGGGCGTTAGCCTTATTGATTTGTACTTCATTGATTGCTCCTTCCTCATTTGATTCCGACATACCTCGCCGTGCCGTCCTCGAATGAAAGATTCCGATCCATCCATGCGAAGCATTCGATGCACTTGTCGAACGCCGTCTGCCGGGTGCATCCGAGCATGTGCGCAACCGATTTCCAGCCGGCTCCCCAGAGCCACCTCTCCGCCACCGCCTCCGCAACGGAGGTCGAGTAGAACCTCGATGCGATCTCGACGGCCTGGAAAGCGGCGTCCAGCGATGCCTCGTCGCCGGCCTGCGCCCTCTCGAACACGGTCGCGGCGCTCATAGCCACTCCAATGAGTGCTTCAGGCACATCCCGTCCGGGCGCTTCTTGGGGAACGCGTAGTTCCCCTCAGTGTGGGTGCAGCGCCCGTGCCAGAACATGCAGGAGTCCCCCTCGCACGGACCCACGGAGTCAACCACGTGCGCCCTGCCCTTCTGAACGTCGTCCCATGTCGGATTGCGCTCGGGGAACAGCGAGAGCTGGTAGCCCGTCACTTCTCCCCGCCCTTCATGCCGAGCATCTCGGCCAATTCGTCAACTCCGATTCCGAGAAGCCCCGCAGCGGATGCCGCGACCGTGTATGCGGCGACGAACGCCTCCGCGAGGGACAGCCCCTCCTCCTCGGCCACGCGGCACATCCCCTCGACCGCCCTTTGCCTGCGTTCCAGGTAATCCTCGTCTGTCAGCCCCATGTCATCCCCTCCTCATCGCATCGGTCCGCCTGTACGCCCTGTAGAGCCAGTGGCACCTCATGAGGCGGTCGAGGCTCCACCTGTCGGAGCAGTAGAGCACGTCGTAGTAGAACGCTTCCAGGAACTCAGACGGGGGCTTGGCCTTCTCCACGTCCGTGAGGTACAGTCGATTCCAGTTACCGTACACCAGCTCGCACCACATGAACGAACGCTGCTTCCTGGTGAAGCCGAGGTCCCTGAGCACGATGTTGAACACCTGATGCCACCTCGACTCGACTCCCGCAGCGCAGCAGCCGTCCGACCTGATGTATCGGAGCAGCTCGCCGATCTTCCTATAGTTATCCTTGCTCATCCCATCACCTTTAACCTTCGATCCACTTCCCGCATATCGTGGTCTCGCAATCGCCGTTGATGTAGATGTCGACGTCGCTCGAGTAATATCCGTTCTGGTAGCTGTAGCAGGGGATGAAGATGGCTTTCCAGATAACCCCGCAGAGCAGCTTCAGAAGGAACCCGTCCTCGCAGGGCTCCACTCGGTACTCGCTGAACTCGCATCCGTCGTAGAACACCTCGAGCACGGTGAAGTCCGCGTAGTTCCACTCGCAGCAGTCCTGATCGTGTCCGAACGTGATGGTCGAGCCGTCGCTGAACCTGATCTCCTCGTCGTTCCATGACTCGATCCTCATGGCGCACCGTCCTTTCATTTGCATCTGCCCGGTCTTAGAGCAGGGCCTCCGCATCAATCTTTATGTCGATTCTGTCCAGCACGCTCTTGCAGGCGAACCCGTCCGTGCAGAGCGTGTTGTAGCTGTAGTCGGCCGATATGCCGTGGACGAACAGCACGAAGCCGACCTCGCATCCGCCCTCTTCGTATCGGCAGTGCAGCATCTTGCCCTCGGCTCCGGCCAGCGCCTCCGCCGGGGTGTACGCCGGTGTACCGCAGTATGCGCACACGGGCGCGGTGACGGGTGCGCCGCAGTTGCGGCAGTTCGCATCGCGCCTGAACCTCAGCCCCCCCCTCAGCTTCTCTAGCATCGGAACCCCCTATAGCCCATGGACGGGTTGCATTTCCCCCACACCCTCGCCAATGCCCTGGCGGCCTCCTCTGCGGATGCCCCCATGTCGGCGAGAGTGATGTAGAACGGCTCGGGCCTCTCCGGCTCGAACATCGCCCCGCAGTAGTCGCAGTGCAATCCTCCCTCGTGGCTGAGGACGGCGTTGCAGTTCGTGCAGTTCGTGATCATGCCTTCCTCCATACCCTCTGCCGCGACCCATGGAGCCTGCGCCCGCATACGGGGCAGAACCCGATGGGAGCGGCTATCGAGACCGTCTTCGGATACACGACCCTATACTCGACCCCGAGATTGAACGGGGCGTAGGGGTCTGCCAAGTCTGCCAGCAGCGGCTCGCGCACGATGGGGACGGTCATCCGCATGAACGGTGCCTCGACGCGCATCACAAGGCTCTCGCACGAGATGTAGGTCATCATGCTGAACGGGACGGAGATGCCGTCCACATCCGCCTTGATGGCGTCGGGCTTGCCGCAGGATATGTATTCGTGGCGGTCGCAGAACGGGCACGCCTTCCTGCGTATCGGCTCCCTCGCCCTCGGCATGAACTTCTTGAACGCCATCACCTGCCACCCCCTAGGATGGACCGAATCTCGTCGGCGTACCGCTTCGCCGTCTCGGGCGTGTTGCGGTCGTTCTCCACGTCGGCCGCGAAGTCCGCCAGCACGTCCTCGACGGTGAGCGGCTCGACGTGCCGCAGCTCACAGGCATCGTGCCACGCCCTGTAGCCGTTTCTGGTCTTGCAGACGATGGTGTAGCCTTCCACCTTGCGCGGGGCGTACCACTTGTTTACGTTAACGGTGTCGCCGATGCGAATCGGGATTCCGTCCTTATCGCAGGGAATTTCCATGAACCGCTCGGAGATTTCGCGCTCGATTTCATCGGCGCATCCAATCAACGCTTCCTTCCATCCGCCGAGCGCGACAGTCCCTACGCCAAGATGCGTTTCGGCGAACTCGCGCAGCTTATCGATGCTCTCCATCTAGTCTCCTTGCCCGCGCAGCCCGATAACAGCCATCGTGTAGTTCCCGCCGCTGTGCTCCTCGCTCGCCACGTGGGACGCGAGCAGGGCGAACGCGCACGACGCCTCGCCCACGTCCCTTGGCGCGATGACAGCCTTGGACGCTATGAGCAGCATCATGCAATTCGTATCGCATTCCGCTTTGAGCAGCGGGCATACCGTCCCGTCAATAGCACTCATGACTCCCCTTCCCCGCGCAGCCGCTCTATCTCTCGCGTGGCCGTGTAGAACAAGTCCTCGACGCTGTTCCAAATCTGGTCGATTTCGCACTCGATCCTCGTGCTGCGCGTGATTTCGAGAATCCTGTCCGTTCGCTCGTCTATGTCCTTGAAGTCGAGCCTGATTGATTCGAGGGCATCTATTGGCGTCAGATTGATTGGTTCGATTGTCGGAAGCAAAGTCTTGCTCACTCCGTTTCTCCTTCCCCGCGCAGTCGCCCCGGTTGCGCGCCGGTCTCTCATTACTGCTCTTTACGGCATGCCCACGAGCAGAAGCCGTCGGGCTCCACGTCTGCCGGTATCTCAGCGTATTCATCACCGCCTGCTATCGGCTCCCATGCTGCGAAGAACACGCAGAGCGTCCCGTCTTTGCGACTATGCTTGCAATCCCTGCACCGCACGATTTCCTCGCAGCCTTTGAACAGAGATTCGCCTTTGTAGTCGATTGCCCATTCGGCTGCTTTGATAATGTACTCGCTCATGGTTGCCGCCTTTCTGCCCAGGCACAGAAGCCGTCAGGCTCCGTCGGCTCCTTGCCAAGCGCACCGCTTTCTGGGTCTGCGTGAAGCCAGCACTCGTCTACGTCCATACCGAGCCAACTTCTAACGGTGTGCATGTACTTGCAATCGCGGCAGCGCACTATTTCTGTAAGTTCGCGCTCGTATATCGCATCTGGCATTTGCCCAGTTACTTCCACGATGTACTCGCTCATTCCGCATCACCCCTCAGCTTCACCAACTTGCCCCATCCGTCGCAGCCGATGAACGGGCAGCGCGTGTACTCCTTGCCGTCCGTCACGTCGCGCCATACCTCGGCGCAGTCATCGCCGCATATCGGGCATTCCGTGTAGCCGACGTATTCGAGGTTCTGTGGCTGGCCGCCGAACAGCGCGTTGATTATTCCGCTCATTCTGCATCACCCCTCAGCCATTCTGTTGGTTTCATCGTTGCCTCCTGTAATCCTCAAACCTCGGCGCGCTCTTGAAGATGAACTTGTTGTTGCACCACCGCGCTAGGTCTTTCTGGTATCGGTCGCTCTTGTCGAACGGCATCACGAACGGGTTTGCCCCCATGTCCCGCAACGTGTAGATGCGGTACAGGTCGTAATCCTGCGACGTGTTAAAGCCCACGAGCACGTAGAACATGAGCCGCCATGGTTTCAGCCCGTGGCGTGAAAGCGTCTCGATCGCCCTCGGCACCGCATCGTCTTGGGAATGTCCGTCCCAGGCGAAATGGATGCGCTTCGCATGCTTCACGGAAGCCAGAGCCGCCGCCGTCTGGTCAGTGACGAGCCGTGCGTCGAGCGCCTCCCAGATGACCTTCACGCCTGCGTCATGGAGCTGCTCGCAGTCGCGGCAGAACTCGTCGGCATCCGCCATGATATTGTCGTCGAGCAGCCTGACGGTTCCCTGCCCGTCCCAGAAGTCGCTGAGGTCGGCGACGTGCCTGACATCGTTTCCGTCCATCTCCGGCACAACGCACCACGGGCAGCGGTTAGGGCATCCCCGCGTGAAGCGGCCTATGGCGCAGTCGAACTGCGGGTAGAGCGAGTAGTCGGGCATGATTCGGTCGTAGTCAGGAAACGGCATCCTCGCGTGCAGGTCGTAGCCGCTGCCGCCCTTCAGCGTCTCGCAATCGGGCATGTACTCTAGCTCGGGCGTGAAGTCGAAAATCTTCGACACATAGCACAGCGTCGGGTCGTCGAACAGCGGGTCGTAGCCGAGCTTGACCGAATCGCCGCGCCGCCTGTGCCACGTGGACGCGCGCATCAGCGCGAGATTGGGAATCTTCGAGTCCACGTCCACCAGGCACACGCGCTCGGTCATTCGCCCTCGCCCCTCAGCCATCCGAGCAGCGCGTCATAATCGCCGCATTTGCAGTTCACGCGTGCAACTGGGCAACCACCGCACCCGTAGTCGTAATCATCGTTGCATGAATCAACCAGCGTCCGCGCCGCCTTCTCTGGCGTGCTGAACAACCTCTCCCAGTTCGTCTCGGAATCGACCACGGCTGCGCCGCATACGGGGCAGAAGTCAGGCGCGTCGATGCCTTCTCCCTGGTGCCCGCATGACAGGAACCATGTCGGCGGGCCGTAGCTGTACAGATCGCCGTCGCAGTTCTCGTCGATGCCGTCGTCGTAGCCCTCGATGTGGCAGGTCTTGATTCCGGCTCCCTTTCCATCTTTCAGCTTTGCGCTCAGGGCCTCGATGGTGCTCGCGGCCTCGCACATCGCGCCCATCGAGAGGTACAGCGTCTCGACGTTGCGGATGTACTCGCCGTCGAAGCGCACCCTACGCAGCTCGTTGGCCATCTTGCGCAGGTTGTCGCATTGCGAACTCAGCATGCTCATCGCTCCACCGCCTTCCTCCCGCAATGCGGGCAGTACTCGTAGCCTCCGTTGATGTGCTCGCACGTCTCGCCGCATGCGCTGCATTCGAGGACGTGGACTGGCTCTCCCGCGCTGTCGTAGGCGTCCACTTCTTCCAACTCGCACTCGGCGCTCAGCTTGTCGCTCATAGCCTCTATGGTGTCGGCGGCTTCGCGCATGATCGGTATCACGAGCACGCGGACGAATGGAACGCTCACCTCTTCCTTGCCGCGCAGCTTGTCGGCGACCCTGCGCAGCTCGTTGCATTGCCATTCCGATATGCTCATCGCTCCACCGCCTTCCTTACCCTTCTTCCGCAGTTCGGGCAGTAGTTGTGCGCCCTGCATGGCTTTGCCTCGTACCCGCCGTCGAATCTGCGAACGTGCTCCCACGACTTCGCCACGAACTCGCCGCAGGCCGTGCAGTTGCCGTGCGCGTCCATCTCGCACTCGCCAACGCCCAGCGTCGCGGCGATTGCCTGCTCGGGCGTGAGCTGGTAGGTTGTGGTGCTTACTGAAAGCGTCCCGAAGTCAATATCTTCAACTATAAGCCAGTCACCGTTAATCACGGTGACGTTCCACGCCATGCCCTGCGTCCATTCCACGCCGCGCGCATCCAGCAGCGCCCTCAGCTCCTCGGTCGCGCTCATGCGTCCGCCTCCATGGTTCTCGCGATCGCCTGCGCATGCCATACGGCGTCGCCCAGCTTCTTGCGGAACTCGCCAAGCCTGTCGCGGTACCAGTCGCGCTGATCGCGGTACTCGATGCGCTGCTCGTCGCATTCGCGCAGCTCGGCTTCCAGCTCGGCGATACGCCTGTCCTTATCCTTCGGCATGAACTTTGCCATCGGGTAGTCCGGTAGTTCGATGCCGTCGGTTAGCTTGCGCCACTTGTTCAACTCGGCTTCCAGCTGGCGGATGCGCTCGGCGCACTCCCGCTCGGTTATCGCGGCCTGGCGGTCGAGCAGGGAGTTGAACACGTCGATGTCGAAATCGTCGTCCATGGAGTCGCGGGAGCCAGCGTCCCAGGCATCCGCCCACAGTTCACCGAGCCGTTCATTCATGTCCGCTTCGAGCTTCTCGCGGGTGTCTTGCGCTATGTATGCGACGTTAGAGCCGCCGTCGGGGTCGCTAACGCCGTTTTCGAGCTTCAATCCGTCGTTGCGCTCGGCTTTGAGCCACATCGCTATGCCGTCGCCACAACGGGCTCCGCACTCGTCCTCGGTATCGTATGCACAGTACTCGCACAGGTCACCTTCTGCTAGAATCTCAAGCAGCTGCTCGCGGTCGTTCTCGCACAGCCAGTCCAGGTTGTTCATGCCAGCGCCCCCTTCAGCTCCCGCAGGAACTCGGACTTGATCGCGCGGAGCTGCCGGACGGCATCCTTCAGCTCGCGCCTCCCCATATCGTCTTCCTCGCGGTCGAGGCACCATTCCAGCGCGTATTCCAGCTTCCCGAAGTACGCCGGGCAGGCCATCCAGTCGGTCTCGCCCGCCCGTTTCGCGTTGTGGTTCGCCTTCACCTCCCGCAGCTGGAACACCTGCCAGTTCATCGAGTCGATGCGCTTCACGCGCCACCGGCCGAACTCGATCTCCGTTCTCTCCATGTCTCTCGCTCCTTATATTCGTCGTTTCGCCGCATGTGGCGTCGATGTGCGCCCGATTACGTTTCGGGTGGACTACTTACGCACCACGCCCAGCGTCGAGCCGTCACGGGGCTTGTACCCCTCGCAGTGCGTGCATCGCGGAACGACCCACCCGCTGCGCCAGTCGCAGCGCGTAAACTCCCTGTGGAACGTGCGCCCGTCCGTGGTTATGCCCTTCGGCGCACTGAGGGAGCGCAGGCACGTGTCGCACAGAAAGCACGTCATAGCCCCGCCTCCTCGAACAGCGTCGGCTGGTAGCGGTAGTCGATGCCCACGTAGTCGAGCACCTCGCCGATGCCGAGCTTGTCGATGCAGTAGGCGTACTGCTTCGGGTAGTCCCTGGCCATCCTCTGGAACCTGTTGGGAGTTCCGTCGAACTGGATGCCGAACATGCAGAACATGCAGCCCGTCCTGTCCTCCCTGGTGCACCTGAGCATCCCGTCGCGCCCTTCGACGATCTCGCCGTAGCATCCCGCGTACTCGATGCCGTTCTCTGCGATGTACCTGAGAACGTCCTGCTCCGTCCATATCGCCATGGGCATCGAGGACGGGTTCTTGTCGGAGAAGTTGTTGCAGCCGTACCTCATGTAGCCGCGCTCGCGCCTCGTCGATTCCGACGCCATCATGGCGGTCATCCTCGCCCTGCCCGTCTCATTCGCGTACCGATTGAACGGCTCCTTCTTGATCACGTCGCAGCATTTCTCGCTGACCTCGAACGGCGCATACACGAGCGGCCTCCAACGTGCGCTCACGCTGTACCTGCCGCTGCCGAGCCGCAGGCTTCGCATATGGTCGCTCTTCGTGTGCCGCGCCTGCCTGATGTAGAGGGCCTGCTCCTTGCCGGGTATCGGGTATCCGTACTTCTCTATGACCTGCTTGAAGTTCATCTTCGGCCTGAGAACCACGTCGGCCTTGCGCAGCGCCAGCTCCCGCACCTCGGGGTATTCCAGCCCCGTGTCGCAGAACACCGCAGGGACATCGGGGAACATCCTTTTCACGATGTCCAGCAGCACCGTCGAGTCCTTGCCGCCCGAGTAGCTCACGTAGACATCGCCGTAGTAGTGCAGGTACCATGCCTTGATGCGCGATTCGGTGAACCTCACCTTCGCGTCGAGCGGCATCGCCCTCCGCTGCATCATCTGCTCGTATGTGACGCTGCTCATAGGCGCACCTCCTATCCGTCCTCGTCTATCCCCATCTCGTCGAAAGCCTCGCGGCGGGACATGCCCGACTCCCTCAGCTCCCGCATCTGCTCCCGGAAGCCCCGTTCGCGCCTGAACACGGCCCCCTCGATGATCACGGTCCCGATGTTCCCGAGCGCCTCTTTCGGCAGGATGTCGGGGTACGGGACCTCCATCGTCCACGGCGGCTCGCCGTAGAGCCTGTAGAGCCTGCCCATGCTCGGCGTCTCCGGCACTCTCAGCACACCCTTGCCTGCCGTGCGCTTCTCGAAACGGCTCATAGCCTGACCTCCTTCTCGCCCTTGTCGAACTCGAACACGTAGTGCCCGAGTCTGAACAGCTTGTGCGAGTTCGGCGCGTACCCGTGGGACAGCCAGTAGCCGTTCCACCACTTCTCGGCGTACTCGTCGGAATCCCACTCCCATCGAACCGTCCAGCGCCTCATGTGCCGCCTGCCGTGGCAACCAGCGGTCCCGCTGCCGCACAACGCGATGAGCGCGGGCTTCAGGACGAACTGTCCCCACTCGGTCACGAGCAGGAAGTTGCGCCCCTTCGACTTCGGCGGCTCGTGATGCGAGTTTCTCGCGATCTTCCCGCAGCAGATGCACCTCGCGCCCGGCTCGAGCCTGTTCGAGTCAACGTCGTCCCTTGCGTAGCTCGCGCCTAGGTGCGGCATGCCGTAGAGGGACGCGGTTTCGTAGGACAGCCCCCTCAGCTTGCCCGCCTCTGGGATGTAGCTCATCGCTCCCCCCCTCCAGGCGCCCCGAACGCCGGCTCCTTAACCTTCCCGCATAGCTCGCAAGTCCACTCGATGCCCTCGGGCGTGAACCTGGACTTGAGGGGCTTCGAGCACAGAGGGCAGATCGGCGCGGAGGGCGGTGCGGCCTCTGCCGCAGCCGCTCCGACCGACGCGCCCTCTTCCTTAGCAAAGGAGTCTGTAAGGACTCCTTTGCTTCCTTCCTTCTTTCTTTCTTTAGGCTGAGCCGTGTGTGAGCACTCACTGAGCAGTGAATGCTCACTGAGTGCTCCGTTACCGCTCATCCATGTATCGAGAACGTCCGTCCGATGCGCCTTTGCGACCTTCTCGGGCGGTTCGGGTATGCTCGATTTCGTCGGCCTGTTGACCGTCTGGTACACGGCGAAGTTCGGTATGTTGATGTACCTCGCCCCGTCTATCTCGTAGCCCTTGATGCAGCCGACCCCCTCCAACTCGCTTAGCAGCTCCATGAATCCCGAGTCGTCCATGCGGTCGTAGGGAAATATCCTCAGCCTGAGCTTCCTCGGCTGCATCTTCTGGTTCCCGTAGTCGTCGCTGTTGACCCAAAGGCCGATGAAGCAGTACCGGGCCGCGACGGAGCATGCTCCGAGCGATTCCGAATCGAAGAACTCGGGCTTCACCATTCTTTGTCTTGGCATTTAATCGACCTCTTTACTGCTTAGAAAAGTATGTCCTCGTCGTAGATCGACGGCTGCGGCTGGTATTGCTGCGGGTATGCTTGCGGTTGCGCCTGCGGCTGCTGTCGTGGCGGCAGGACGACCTCCTCGGCGATGATCTCGACCTTGGACTTCTGGATGCCGTCCTTCTCCCACTTGCTGTAGCGCAGCTTCCCCTCGACGGTGAGCTGCATGCCCTTGGAGAGGTATTCGGACAGCGATTCTGCCCGCTTGCCGAACATGGAGCAGTCCAGGAAGTTCGGATAGTCCTCCCACTCGCCTGTCTGGGCGTTCCTGCGCCTGTCGTTCACGGCAAGGCTGAACGACAGTATCGCCATACCCGATGCGGTCTGGCGCAGCTCGGCATCCCTCGTCATATGCCCCGATACGATGACCCTGTTGATATCGCTTGGCATTCCCCATCACCCCTATGCCCACTCGTAGTCGGGCGTCTCGCAGCACACGAGCTGGTTGAGGTCGGCAAGCTCGGCGTCGGGCGCAGCAGTGAACACGCTCCCGCAGGAGCGGCACACGGCCTTCCTGAACCCGCCGTCGTCGTCGATGGGCTCGACCTCCACCTCCGGCTCGGGCAACGCCTCGTCGGGGATCACGGGGTCGAGGATGCCCGAGTAGTCGGGCGTGGTCTCGTCGGCCGCAGCAGCCGTCTGCGCCTCCACCGAGACGGGCAGGTACGGGAACGACCTTCGGATGACGGTCTTCTTCGCCATCGCCTCGTAGTCCGTCACCCACGGTCCGTTGTTGGACGCCTTGGAACGCTTGCGGATTGCCTCGACCTCCTCCTGCGTCATCACGTCCATGTAGTGCCCGCCGTCCTTGAAATGTGCGACCATGTACACGTGAGTCGGCTTCTCGTCCTTGCCGTGCTGGCGGTTCGCTGGCTTGTGCCGCAGCTTCTCGTCCAGGCCGAACTCGTACTCGAACTCGTCGCCCTCGTACACCGCCCTGGCGGAGATGTCCTTTATCTCGCCCGACCGCCTAGCGAGGTCGAGCATGCCCTTGTAGCCGACGATCAGCGTCGCCGTCATCCTCCCCTTGTTGCGGTAGGGCAGGATGTAAGCCCTTCCCAGGCCGTCCACCGCGCTGGGTTCCAGCCCGAGCGCGGAGCATTTCATCACGCACGAGAGAAGCGAGTTCACATCGCACTCGGCAAGCTGCGGCGTCTGGTTCACAGTGCTCACCGCGAGCTGGTACATCCGCTCGCTGCTCATGTGCTTCGGCATAACCGCCTCGATGCGGGGCCACTGCCTTTGCAGGAGGCTTGCTATCCCCTGCCTGGGGTTCGCAGGTGCCATCTCCATGCCCTGGGCGGCTTCCGATACCTTTCCCATCTTCTCCTCCTTAATCTCTGGCGGGCGACAGCCTCATGCCGCCGTCCCTGTCGTATTCCTCCTCGTAGCATTCGTAGATTTCGGGGCGCTCCTCCTTGAGCCGCTTCTCGTCGAATTTCTTCGCCCTGCTGCGCACCCATGTGCATCTGACCGACTCGCTCTCGATGCCCTTCGCGTCCCCGATGAGGGACCTCAGCTCGTTGTCGATCGCCTTTATGCGGGCGTCGAGGCTCTTCTTCTCGGCGCCGAGCGCGATCCTCTCGCCGAGTATCGGCAGGTCGGCGTCGAGCACGGGAACGTAGCCCTCCCCCTCGGGGTGCAGGTCGAGGAGCGCCTTGGCCTCGCCGCCGCCGCCCGTCATGGCGGGCATGACGCCCGGGACCACGTACCCGTTCCAGAACCCATCGACGGCCCTGTCTATGGCGGCTATGTCCTCCTCGTCCCTGCGGATGGGGTACTCGCGGTACTCCTGGCCCCCTATGAGGCATGCGACCCAAGCGAAGTCCCATCCCGTCACCGACAGGTAGTGCTGGACCTGCGCGAGGTAGTGCTCGGGCGGTCCGTATACCCATAGGCCCTCGCTCCTCAGCCCAACGGTCTTGATTTCGAGGATGCCGCGCCCGTCGCCCCTAAGCTCGCGGTCGATGTTGGCTATCGCCCACGGCCTGTCCTTGGATATCATCGTGCAGTTCTTCCTCAGAACCTTCAGCTCGGGATGGGCCTCGGCGAACCTGTCGGCCACTGCCGCCTCCAGCCTGTTGCCCCATTCGACGCTCTGCTTGCCGGAGAGGTCGGGCGGGTCGGCCCTGCCGGTCTTCTCCAACCACACCTCCAACGGGCTTTTCCATGGGTTGATGCCCATGATCGCCGCCACGTCCGAGCCGCCTATCCCGTGCCTCCTGGCCTCGCGCCACTCCTCGTCGGTCTTGTAGCGGACCTCGGTGTACGGGCTACTCATAGCAGCCGTCCGTGTCGAGCTGGTACTGCGAATCCTCCATCGTGAAGAGCATCCGCTTCCCCCTGGATGCCAAGAGGTCCTCGCATGCGGACACGTCCGCGATATCGACGAGTATCCGCACCTCGAACTTCTTCTCGTCGGCCGATACGCTCCTGACGCGCCCTGCGAACTCGGTATGCCGCTCCATCAGCACGCACCTTCCTTCTTTCCCGTGCCCAGAATCTCTTCGATCATGTCGGAGACGATTCCAACCACCTCCTCGTCGCCCTTCGGCTCGATGTCGTAGAACGAATCGACGCGTTCCAGGTTGATCCTCATGGCGCGGTTGAGCGCCGCAAGCTGCTCGACCACCGTCAGGCCGTGGCCCGATAATTCGAGACAGATAAACAGGCTCGCATCGGCCACCTTCTTCTTATCCATGCCTCCTCCTAATCCAGACCCTCTATCGGCGGGAAGTAGACCGTCCTGCCGTTCGGGTCGTAGTCTGCTATCGTCACCTCTATCCTCGGGTTGCCCTGGTTGAACGCGAACCACGGGTAGGTGTTGCGCACCCACTTGGGGTTGTCGTCGGGGATGATTCCCGCCTGCTTCATGGCGTCCTGCACGACCTTCACGGCACCCGCGTGGATGTTGTCGCAATCGCGGAGCCTCCCGTTGCGCTGCCGCTTCTCGAAGTAGTTGAACGCGATCTCGACTGGCCCCGAGACTGGCCTTACCCCAGCCTCGCGCATGGCCCATATGACGCGCTCCTGCTCGGCCCTCTTGGCCTCGTTGGCCTTCGACCAATGGCTCCTCGACACGTAGTCGAACTCGTTTCGTCCCATGAGCCGGCCCGGGATGGTGAACTTCTGTATCATGCGGCCCCCGCATCCCCCGTCTCGACGAGATGCTCGGCCTCGAACCTGTCCTTCGCAAGGAACACCGTCCTCGGGTCTACGACCTCGTGCCAGATCGGGATGAGGTCGATGCCGTCCAGCTTCGACTTGCGGAACCGTATGGAGCGTGCCAGCCTCGGCCTGAGCATCACCATGTAGCGGGTGAGGCCCGGGTAGAGGTTGCGGTTGTGGCTGAACTCCCCCAGCACGTCCAGCTTCAAGCCCGACTGCCTAACATAGGACTCGATCTCGCCCTGCTTCACGCACGGGTTGCCCATATCGACCTGGCGGTGGATGACCGCCATGAGCGCCTTGAAAGCCTCGCGGTTGTCGCGCACCCAGTAGGCGGCGTCGTACGCCGCCCTCTCGGCATCGGATAGCCCGAAGTGGAGCTGCATCTGCATCATCTGCCTCCCCTCGATATCTCGGGGAACGGCTCGGGGTGAGCGCCTCCCGGGGCGAAGACGAGCCTCATCGGCTCCTCGCCGTCCATGTAGGCGTTCCACGCCTTGATTATCAGGGCGGCGACGGTTCTGTGCGGGAGCTTGCCGGTCTTGCTATCGGCGTTCTGCTCCAACCTGTTGCGCAGGAGCCTTACGGGCCTGCACGCCTCCCTCTCGTCCAAGAGCTGCGCCATGAAGTCCTCGTATGATTCCAGGTCGATGCGCTTGAACGCGTCGGCGAGCACGGCTATGACCGAACTCGGCACTCCTTTGAACTTCTGCGATACGGCTCGGCACCTCGGGAGTATCGGCTTTATCCTCTTGTCGTAGTACTTGTCGATATAGGCGAGCACGCCCTTCACCGTCACATCTCCCGATCCTGTCTTTCCGACGGCCCGCTCGATGCCGTGCTCCCTGGCTTTCACGAGGCCCACGGCCATCGCCGCAACCCTCGGGTACTCCTTGTACCCTTGCATCTTGAGGTAATCCGCGACGGTCCTCTTCACGCCCGTGTCTATCGTCTGCTGGGAATCGTCTCTGACGCCCCTGACGACGATGGTGTCTATCGGCACGCCCGTCTTTATGACGGCGATGAGCCTGTTCTGCCCGTCTATGAGCCTGCCCGTGTCCGAGAAGACGATGGTTTCGCCGTTAAGCTGCCATTCCCCGTCTTCCAGCGCCTTCGCGAGAGCACTCTTCTTCGGCGACCTGTTATCGACGTTGCATTCCAGCATCTCCTTCGCCGCTTCGGGGCCTATGCGCTCGATGGAGATTTCCACACCCTTGTACAGATGGGAAACGTCAGCGCCCCTAGCTGCGTCGTTGCTTCCGGCCATGGCGCAGCCTCCTTCCTATCCTATTCGCCAGCGCAGCGATGCCCCTCTCTGGCAGGCTGTAGTCCACGGGATGCGCCCAAGTGGACTCCTCGCTGACCTGGATGGGCGGGTAGTACTGGTCCGCCATCTGGCGCGCGCTACGCCGTGCCATGTCCGCCGCCTTCCAGCGGGTGGACGTACAGCGACTCGACGGTCACGCCGTCCTTGGTCGCCGTCGTGCGGACGTGGACGCCATCGTCCAGCTCGACCCTCGACACGTCCACGTACCAGCCGGCCTCGGACAGCTCGGAGGCCAAAGCGTTGATCTGGTACGCCATGTACTTCACATCCATGAGCCAACCACCTCCCAGAGCGCCATCAGCGCGAAGCACGCGCCGAATGCCGCGACCAGTGCGCGGCATGGTATAATCTCCACGTCCTCGCTCTTGTAAGGGCAACCTGGCGCGTCGGCGTGGCACCGCTGGCGCGTCTCCTTTTTCTCGCTCACTTCCGAACCTCCAATCCTTTGTAGATACCCGTCCTTGCCCATGTCCATGCCTGCCTCCTTCCTTCGCCATCGGACATGCGGGGGAACGTGCAGGGCGAGTAAGGTAGCCTGGTCAGGGCGAAAGAAAGGAGGTTGCTATGCCATCGGGCTGGATGGAGAAAAGCGAGTCCCCGCACGTCCCCCCGCATAGCCGATGGCTTTTCGTGTCATCGCTATGCGTCGCTATTCGTTGTTGTCAAAGAACGGGATGCCCACGGCATCCATGGAGGCGCTGGCGGAAAGGAATGGGGAAGAGAATGACCAGCGCCCCCGTGGACGACGGCTCGGAGCGCCCGCCCCCTTGATCGCGGGGACGCCCCGAGCGTCGGGCTAAAGAGCGTCCACGACGGCTTTGAGCACTCCCAGCTCGTCCAGGCCGCTCACGTCCACGCGCAGCAAGGGCTTCTTGCGCTTGCGCGGGTTGTCGGCGATGTGGACGAGCTGGACGGTCTCGCCGATTCCGTCGCCGTAGTAGTCGATGCGGCTGTACTCGGTCGCGCCCAGGACGGCTGGTGCCAGCTTGTGGTCTACGTAGCGTTGGATGCGCTTCTGGCGTTGGGTCATCATCGTTTTGAACCCTTCTCGTTGAACAGGCTTGTGTTGCGTTTCAGCCACGCTTCGAACTCGCTCACAAGAACTCCCCCGTACCTGTCGCCGGACAGGTATCTGACGGGCAGAGGGTCTTCCTCGCGGGCGGCGAGCCTGTAGAGCGTGTCCGTGCTCTTGTGCCACTCGCGGGCGAGATCGGGAACCGTGGTGATAGTCCTCATGGCTGCGTTAGTCCTCCCGGCACGCGAGACGATCGAGCGTGCAGCCGAGCGCCTCGGCGAGCTTTACGGCGTTCTCCATGCCCATGGTGCAGGTGCCATCCTCGTAGCTCTGGATGGTCGGCTGCGGGACGGTGGACAGCTGCGACAGCTGCTTCTGGTCGTAACCCTTATCGACACGGAGGCTGCGAAGGCGCAGGCCAGCCCTCTTCTTGTCGTACTTCATATCTCCCCTTTCATAAAAGTACGTGGTTCGTACTTCGGTTACAATCTTAGTACGATTCTCGTACATGTCAATAACAAATTATCCCGTTTAGGTATTTTTCTGATATATTCGGGCTGCACGCTATGGGGGGTGCAGGAGGTTGGTCATGGAGTTAAAGCTGAAAGAGCTGCGGAGAAGCAGGCGCATCACGCAGGAGCAGCTCGCCGAGATGGTCGGTGCGACCAAGAGGAAAATAGGGGCCTGGGAACGCGGAGAAAACGACATACCGATGGATTATGCCGTTGCCATCGCCGACGCCCTCGAATGTTCGGTGGATGAGATCGCGGGGCGCAAGTCGGGCGTCCTCGCGATGCAGCTCAATTGGGCAGAACGGCAGCTGGTCCGGATGTACCGCAGCATGGACGCGGAGGGGCGCAACGCCACGATGGAGTATGCGGCGTATCAGGCAGAGCGCCACCCCTCCGACAAGGGCATGGCGGCGGAGGTATAAGATGACGCGTAGCCATTTCGGAGCGGTGCAGAGATTGGACAAGGGCAGGTACCGCGTGTCCGTCGAAGGCCCGAAGTCCGCAGACGGCAGGCGCACGCGCCGCTCTAAGGTCGTGCGCGGCACCCGCGAGGATGCCGAGGTCGAGCTCGCGAAGATGCGGCTCGATGCCGGGCTCGATTCCGAGCAGTTCGATACGTGGACGTTCTCCCGCTACTGGGAGGCCGTGTACGCGCCCATCGTGGAGACCAAGGGCAAGGACACCGCACGCGGCATCAACGGGGCGTACAGGCGCAACCTGCTGCCGCTCTTCGGAGATATGCGCATGGATGCCATATCCAAGCGGCTCATAGAATCGAAGCTGAACTCGATAGCCAACGAGCATGCTCGGTGGGCCGCGTTCAAGGCACTGCGTCAGGCGTTCAACTACGGATGGGAGAACGAGCTGCTGTCGGCCAACCCCTTCCTCAAGAAGCCGAAGGTGCCCCAGCCGCGCAAGGTCGAGCAGGACACGCTCGATTCCAAGTCCCTCGCCGAGTGGGCGACGGGCCTGCGCGGCTACCGCTACGAGGCGGCGCTGCTGCTCATGGCGTTCTGCGGGCTGCGCCGCGAGGAGGCGTGCGCCCTCCGATGGGAGGATGTGTCCTTCGAGGATGGGTACGCTATCGTCCGCATCGACAAGACGAGCAAGGACGATGGCCTGTCCGAGACCAAGACCGAGAGATCGACCCGCACGGTCGTGTGCGCTGGATACGCAGCCGAGCGCCTGGGCGAGATCGCCGGCGACGGCTGGCTGTGCGCGTCGGTCGCCGAAGGCTCGGATGGGAAGCTGGTGAAGCCCCATTGGGTGTACGCGAGCTACAAGAAGTGGTGCAAGGACCATGGCTTGCGCTATATCCCGCCGCGCAACCTGCGCACGACGTATGCAACCGTCCAGCAGGCGAACGAAGTGGACTCCCTTGTGGTGTCGAGGGCGCTCGGCCACACTAAGCTGTCCACCGATTACGCGCATTACTTCATGGCGAACAAACCCGCGCAGATCGCCGCAGCGCAGGCTCTAGCGGATGCCGTCGGCGATAAGATGTAACACGATGTAACACGTCGGCATCTTTGAGAAGAGGCGTTTTTCGTTGATTTCCCTGCTCAGAAGTGGAGCGGGCGACGGGAATCGAACCCGCGTCAGGAGCTTGGAAGAAAGCGTATCTGGGAAAATGCCGCAGGTCAGAAAGCCGTCCATCAGGCGTTTTTAAGAAGCGATACCCTCTGAGGGGTCAGGGAAACCCTCTCGGATGTAACACGATGTAACACGCTGTAGCACGAAAAAAGCCCCCGCAAGCCGGAGCCTGCGGGGGATGACGGCTGCAATTGTTGAAGGGTCGCCGTCGGACAGCAGTATAGCAGTTCGCGACGTACGACCGCCCTACGCGACCTTGATCTTGCCGGTGCTCGCGACCTTGATGCGCGAATCGTCGGTGACCATTGCCCCGTCCGGGCCATAGCAGTACCAGGTGCCGCTCTTGCCCTGGCGGAAGCCCTTGTACATGGCACCGTTCGGCTCGAAGTAATACTTCTTGCCCTTGATGGTCTTGGAGCCGGTGACCATCCAGCCGTAGTCGTTGCCCGTCTTCGAGGTCTTGGGCTGGCAGTAGAACCAGCCGCCCTCCCACGACACCCAGCCCGTGACCATCCAGCCGTCCTTGTCGAAGTAGTACCACTTGCCGTTTACGAACTCCCAGCCGTTGCTCGTCCACGAGCCGTCCTCGTGGCGGTACCACCACTTGCCGGACTTCTCGCTCTTGACCCACTTGCCCATGATCTCACCGTCCTCGGGTGGCCTCAGCACCCAGTCCCAGTCGCCCCACAGGGGCGCGACGCTTATCTCGTTGCCCGTCTGGTCGCCGGGTTGCCCGTAGATGCCGCCCGTCTCCGAGCAGTGCGCTCCCACGGTCATGCCGTCGCCGACGTATATCTCGGTGTGCTGGCGGTTCTCGTTGTGCGCGAGCAGGATGTCGCCGCGCTGCAACCCGACGCTCCCATACGGGTAGGCCGTGAAGCCCGCCATCGTGAAGTCGTCGTACATCGTCCCCGTGTAGCGCACCCTGTCCGGGCCGCGCCCGACGGAGAACCCCGCGACGCTCGCGGCGTCGTACGTGAGGGATGCGCAATCCCTGTCCCTATCCCATCGGTCGGCCTGCGAGTAGCCGTGCCAATCGTCCTCGGCTATGCCGACCGCGTACTCGACCATCTTCTCCTTGTCGCCCATCGATACGCCCTCCAATCTCAGCCAGTCGGCCCTCTCCCCGTAGTAGATGCTGAGGTCGAGGTTGCCGTCCCAGCCGCCTATCCTGCCGGTGGACGTGTACTGGTACATCGCCATGGACGCCCAGTCGCCCGTCCGCCATGTGTTGAGCGGGTCATCGACCCACCCCGCCCCGTCGTAGCGGAACAGGTAGCTCGCCATCCAGAGCGGGAACCTGGTTATCGGCGAGTAGTCGGTCGAGTTCACGTTGTTCGCGTACCCGTAGAACATCGGCGTGCAGCCGCTCGCGGATACCGTTTCCAGCCATTCCTTCGCCCACGAGACGGGCATCTGCAACGCATCGGCCTCCCAATCCAGGATCGGCACGAAGCGCCCCCTGTAGGGCGCTGTAGCCGCCAGGAATTGCTCGGCCTCCTGCGAAGCCGTGCCCGCGCTGCCCTTCTCGCACGCGAAGTGGTACAGCCCCAGCAGCTTCCCGCCCGCAAGGGCCTCGTCGGCCCACTGCCGCCAGTACGGGTTCTCGTAGCCCGTGCCGCCCGTCGCCTTGACGATCACGATGTCGCAATCGAGGGCAGACGGGGAGATTCCCGCCTGCCAGCTCGATATATCGACTGCCCTAAGCATCTTCGCGCTCTTCGTCGTCGTACGGCTTCTCGTACGCCAGTGCGCGCTTCGAGTCGCCGATGCCCTTGGTGGTCATATCGACCGCGACCCCCAGCACGCCGAGGATGGCGAACACCGTCCCCGCAACCGCCACCAGCTTCTCCTGAAGCCCGCTCAGGTCGATGGTCACGCCGAAGATGCCGCATACCTGTTGGATGAGCAGCAGCACCATCGGTATCATCGTCATCCAGAACCACTTGTTGCGAAGCCTCGCCTTCCAGTTGATGCTCATGTCTACGCACCTCCTTTCTCGTAATCAGCACGGGTCTTGAGGACCGCGTGCTCCTTTATCCGCTCGTACATCATCGTCCCGACCCCGTTGCAGCCGTCCCCGTGGTAGGCCGCGTAGGTCGCTTCGAGATGGGATAGCTCCTCATGCGTGACGGGCTTGCCGTCCTCGACAGCCCGTTGGAACATGCGGGTTATCTCCGCAAGCTCCTGCGAGTGCCGGAACTCCGCGTTGCGTTTGTTCTCCTCGCGCTGCTCGCGAACGAACTTGCGCATCATGCGCCAGAGCGCGACGATCGCGGCGACGGCGATGCTGCTGCACACCGAGCCGAATATGCCTATCAAAGGTACCATGGCGCTCCTTAGATCCCGAATCCATCTTTGATGAACAGCGCCGTAACAGTTATCGTGAACTTCTTCTGGCTCGATGACGGGTTGTACGACGAAATACCCATCTGAGTCTCGCTGCGCTTCCAGAAGTTGCTTATCGCCACGTTCTTGCTCGATGCCTGCACGCTCACCACAGCTGCAAGGTTGTATCCGGTCGTGCCCGTGAAGCTGCATGTCGTTCCCGTGTTCTCTGCCCCAGCGTTGAGCGTTATCTCTGCGCTTGCAGCAGACGTGACTATCTTGAACAGGGTATTGAGGCCGAGGGCGGAAAGCCACGCCGCCTGGTTCAACAGGACGCGCCGGCTTCCGTCGGATTTGACGCCGAGCACCAGGGCGTTGTCTATCTGCGTACCAGACGAGTTCTCCGCGTACGGGTAGATTCCGACCTCGTTCCATCCGCCGTTGGCCGAACTGCGCTTCACAGCTGCGACCTGTGCAAAGTTTTCCTTGTCTTTGTCTCGGATGACAAGGCCGCCTTTCCATGCATCCGCTGAAGGCGCAGCCCCGTCACGGTCGAACGCGGCGACGGTTGAATCGGCATAGAACGTGTTGTTGGTGGACACTATGGCGCCGTTGTTGTTAAGCGTCCCGGCGGTGTCGAGCTGCATATGCTTACGGTCGGCGATGGTCTGGCAATTGCTCCAGAAATCGATAGCATTGTCGCTCGCAATATGCGTGGCTTCCGCGCCAGGACTCAGAGACAGCGCATCATAGAGCGCCTGCGCAGACTCGCCAGACCCGACGACTACCGCGCCCCCAGCGCCCATCACGATGCCGTCGCCGTTGGCGTCTGACGCACCGTAGAGCTTGATGAAATCGCCCGTGCGGTTCTCGGAGGCGAACTTGAGCGATGTTGTGTTGTCGGAGCCGTGACCCAACGTCGCGCTTCCGTCCCACCCGACCGCAAGGGCGTTGGAGCGGTCGTCGTCCGATGTGCCGTTGCCGACGATGACGGCGTAGGTGCCGTAGGCGGCAGTTCCGCTAGGGTGCGTCGTTTCGGTTGCAGTGTCTTCCTCGTTGAAGGAGCCAAGCGCCGTTTGCGAGGCTTTTGCTGCCGTCGTGCCCGAGTTCTGCGAATGCGAACTACTTCCGCTAGCCGATGTTCCGCTGCCTTCGGCATGGGAATACCATCCTGATGCGGATGTAGCAATAATCCCCGAACCGCCCGAGCTTCTGAATCCGCCTTCGGCATGGGAATACCTCCCGCTTGCCGTCGCGCAGCCTTCAGCATGGCTTCTTAGACCGCTGGCTACCGTGCTTGATCCCTCGGCATGCGAGTCCTCTCCGCTCGCAACGGAGCTATTGCCCTCTGCATGCGAAGCAAGGCCTGATGCCGTAGTGAAGAAGCCTTCGGAATGGGAATGGTCGCCAGATGCCGTCGTACTATTGCCTTCGGCATGGGAATATCTCCCGCTTGCCGTGCAATAGGTTCCTTCTGCATGCGCAGTGAAGTCGCTTGCGACCGATCTGCTACCTTCAGCATGGCTATAGTTTCCTATCGCTTTCGTCTCGTGTCCTTCAGCGAAACTCGCGATCCCGCTGCTTGCATTTCCGATGCCGGACGAAAACGAAATTCCTCCGATTCGGTAATCTTCCGTATCGGCCCTGCTCCCGAATGTGAACGCCTTAGCATTCTCGTCGGTTGTATCGTATCGAATCTTGACCCTCGACCCAGCAGGGGGAGCAGACAAAAGAACGACTATACCGCTTGACTCGACTGTTTGGGAGGTGTCCAGATAAACAGGGCTGTCGTCTACGTAAGGCTCAATAGGGTTTTGGTCGGTACGCCTATTTACCGAAAATGCCAGTACGAATCTTTTATTCGTTCCATCTCCTGTGAACACCTCTTCGACATTTGCGTAGCCTTCGGCATCTCTGAGATCACTGACATGGAGAAATGCAGAGTTGGCTTTATCCATGAGCTGCATGGAGTGGTAGTCCAGCTCCATGTGGGACTCGTTGTCGGACGCGCCGTTGACGAACTTCTTGCCGATCCGCACGGTGGGTGTCGTGTCTCCCGAGTTCTTCAGGCCTATCCAGAAACGGCTCACGCCGTTGCGGATATACTCCAGCACGTCCGCAAGGTGCCAGCCCGTCGTGGCAGAGGTGATGGCCTTGTTCACGGTGCCCTTGCCCACGGGGGCCACGACGATGCCGTTGTCCGCCGAGACCTCCGTGATATATGCGGACGCGGTGGTCCCCGCCTCGTCGATGCCCTCCTGAATCGCATTCGGGTTGTAGATGTTCACCTCGTCTGTGTATGTAACCGGCATATCCTCCTCCTAACTCGGGTCCGGCGGCGTGAAGTCGCACTTGACGCTCCCGCCGAACGCCGTCATCGCGGGAACCGCCACCGTCCTGCCCGTTCCGATGCTCGTCCAGCTCGTGCCGCCGTTGATGCTCATGCTCCATGAGAACAGGTTCGCGTCGTAGCTCTCCGTTACCTCCGCGCCCGCGCTGTAGACATGGGCCGCAGCCGTGACGCTGCCGCCGGAGATCGAGTACGTGACCTTCAGCACGAGGGCGCCCGTCGCCGCGCTGAGTGCGCGCCCCGCCTCATCGAATGCGTCCGTAGCCTTGGTGTAGGCGGCCTTCACCGCCTTGGGCGTAGCCGCCAGGGTCTCGCTGTCGCTGTTCGTGGCGGAGCTGAGCTGCACCGCGCCCTTGGCGGACGTGGATGCGTCGGGGAGCCTCGCCTTGTCGAGCGTGCCGCCCGTCACCTTGGAGGCGTCGAGGTTGGGGATATCGGATGCGGCGAGGGAGTTCTTCGTCGCGAACGTGCCGAACGCGCCCTTGTTGCAATATGCGAGGTTGCTGTTCGTCCCCTGGTACGCGCCGTTCCAATATGCGATGGTGTTGCTCGTGACGGGCATGACATCGTTTGTAACCGAGGACCACCCGAGCGATTGGGCGGAGCCGGTGTTGTTCTTCGCCCACGAGCCGATCTTCGTCTTGATGTAGTTCCAGAGCGCGGACATCGGCCTGCGGTGGTACGATGTGGTTGTCGTGCCGCCGCCGACGTATTGGGATATGTAGTAGTCGGCGTCCTGCGGATCGGAGCTGCCCGTCGAGAGGGCGTTGAGCAGAGAATTCGCCGCATAGTTGCCGCCCGTGTACCTAATCCGGCCACCGCTTGCGAACGCATCCATGGTGAGGAAATAGCTCGGGTTCGTAAGACCAGGCAGAGAGGTTTCGCTGTCGAACTTCAGTCCTCCGCGAAGCGTCAGCGGATAATACAATTCCTCAGCTGCATACTTCGATAAAAATGGATTCTTGTTCGGGTCCGGACGATCGAGATGCATCTCTATTTGACTACATCCTGTCACTCCGCTGTCCCTCGCCGTGATGGTGATTTCCAGCTTGGAGATGGCGTAGTAGGTGTTGTAGCCGCGATAAGTGCATTGCGTGGTGCCGTTGTCGTACATCGGCGAGAATGTTATATCGTGCCACCCTACACCCTGCGATGCATAATTGCAGTACACTCGCCCTGTAACGCTCGCGGGCACGTCGGTGTAATAAAAACTCAAGAGAATATAACCATACGGATAACCTGGAAAAATCTCAATATCGCCGTACCGTGTGCCGCTTCCTGTGAAATCAATCGTAATGGTGGCTGTGTTCCCATTCTGGCATTGGTAAGCGTTTTCATAGCTTCCGTTGAAGAGCCAGGAAACATCTGCATTACCGCCCCCGCCGCTCTTGACGGCAGAGACGGTCCATCGTTTATCTGCGGCATAGAATGCATTGTCTATCTTCGATATGTAAGGACCACGAAGCGAAGGGGGTGCAAACGGATTGGTCGTCAACATTTCGATACTTCGCATCATCCCGCTTCTTGTGAGAACCTCGGCGGGCGTGCCGTTGGAGTTCAATGCCCTATACGGTGTGAAGAAGAGAGCTCCGTTTTTTGCGAACAGAGTGTCGAAATGCGACGAATCGCGGAAGAAATGGATGCCCTCCTGGGCGTTGTCCGACAAGTCGGCGGTATATATGCTGTTCACCCCGACGATATTCGAGTTCTGTAAATCCAGTGCAGCAGATGTAAGCGCATCCCCGTACTGGTTCGCGACGAGCGTCAGCTTGCCCGTCATCGTGTCGCCAGCTTTGTTGACAGCTCCCACGTTCGCGGGGGTAATGTTGACCTGCCCTGTGCGGTAGCTACTCTCGGCGTTGCCCTTGACGCCTGTTACAAGCGTCGCCCGTGCGTTCGAGATAGCGGTGGTCACGTAGGACTTGATGAGCGACATGAGGTGTTGAAGACCAGGCGCATTAGCGTATTTACCCACGAAACCCACCTTGCCCTTACGCCGCAGCCCAGAGCGCGTCGATCTCGTCGTTGCTGAGCGTGTCGATGTTGGTCTGCACCACGTCGATGTTCGCAGCTGTGGCTGATGCCGCAGAGGCGTTGGCGATGAGCATGTCGCCCGGCTCCACGTGCTCGATGGCAGTGCCGCTGCCGATGTCGAAGCCATCCCCAGTGGCAATCCAGAACCAGCCCGCCTTGAAGTTCGCCATGCCGCTGGCCGCGCTGACGGTGCCCTTGTAGACCAATGCACCAGCGACCTCGCCGATGTACTTGACCACGGCTGCGGTGGTGGGCAGGTTCGCGGATGTGCTGCCGGACGTGATCGAGGTGTCCACGCCCTTGGCGGCAGCGGCCCCGAGCGTCGGCTTGTTCTTGATGTAGTCGTCGGCGGTGGTGGTGGACTGGTTCCAGTCGGATTGGACATTGACCTCCGCGCCGGCGGCGATGCCCGCGAGCTTCGTCTTCTCCGTCGGGGTGTAGTCGGCGCTGCTCAGCAGCACCTTGCCCTCTTCCTCGGCGTACGTCTCCAAAGCGTCCACGGCCTCGGCATCGGTGTAGCGGCTGGGGGCGGCCCACGCGCCGTCGTTGCGCAGGAACGTGGTCGTGGACGTGCCGAACGCGGGGCCGTTGGTTATCTTCGACGCGCTCTCGTCGTTGATGACGAGCTTGTCGCCGCTGGCGATCGTCGGGGCTGCTGCGGTGATGTCGCCCCCGTTGGTGATGTTGCCGTGCGCGTGGCTCGATGCGGCCCGGGACGTGTCCGTCGGATGCACATGGTCCCCGCGTGCGAAGGTCGTGGTCTCGCTGCCCACGGCAGCCGTGCCGTTCATCTTCGGCGAGGTCGAGCTTGCCCAGGAGGACACGGCCACCACGTCGCTCGTCGTGGCCCCCTTGGTCTTGGTTATCTTCTTGTTCGTCGAGTCGTAGTTCACGTCGCGGACGAAGTAGCCCTTCAGCACGCCCATGAAATGCGAGAGACCGCCTGCGTCTATGTACTTGCCCATGTTCTAGCCTCCTTAGCCTACGGGCTGGGCGTTCGCCCAGAGCTGGTTGATGTCCATCGTGGTCAGCGTGTAGTCGTCCGGCACCGAGTACCCCTGTTCGTCGGTCTTGAATATCCCAAGCTCGGGGAACGTCTTGTTTCCTATAAGCTCCACGTCCTCGATGCTCGGGCGGTTCGACAGGCGCTCGTAGTCGCCGTCGCCGAAGACCTCCTTGAGCGTCCCCACCGTGACCAGGTGCTCGTCCTCGGAGCCGACCACGAGCAGCCTGTCGCTGTCGAAGACGGTCGTCTCCACGGTAAGGTCTGCGACGCGCACGTAGTCGCCCGATGGCGTTCGGGCGGAAATGGGGTTGTCCTGGGAGTCCGTGAGGGTGTCGTCGGAGCCGTCCAGGAGCACCGAGTCGTTCGGCGGCGTGAAGCGGCAGACTATCGCCGCGCCGTAGCCGACGCTCGACCGCAGCACGTTGATGGTGCGCCCGTTTCCCAGCGGGACCATCGGGGCCGCGCCGCCCTCGTCCTTGCGGTACCACGCGAAAGCCGAGTCGGGGTACTGCGATGCTATGTCCGCGCCGCCCTGGTACACGTGCGCCGTGAGGTCCACGTCCGAATCGTCGTCGCCGTAGTCCTCGGTGACCTTGAAGACGATGGTGCCGTCCACCTCGGCCAGAAGCTCCGAGAGCGTCCTGCCGTCGCCGATGGTGACGTTGGAGCCGCCTATGGTGATGCCTCCCTCGGATGTCGCGGTGGGCGGCGCGTAGAGGATGTAGCCGTCCTCGCCGCCGACGTACCACCGCTTGCCCTCCGCGAACACGGTGCCCTCTGCGGTGTCCGACCTTACGAGGTCGCCCTGCGCGTCGTAGATATAGGCCCCGTCGCTGGACAGGAGCATCTTGTAGCCTGCGGCATGCTGCTCGTCTGCCGCATTCCCGATGCCTGCGGGCAGCACCCAGAGGCCGCGCTGCGTGACCGCCAGATGGGCCAGGATGAACTCCTGCATGCGCTCGGCGTCGGGGCCTTCCATGGACAGCTCGTAGTAGTTTGCGAGGCCCGACTGCTGCGGGTCGACCACGGGCGTGTAGTCGCTGCCGTCCTTGACGAAGTAGACCTTCGAACCGTCTACTTCGGTGTCGGTCGTCTTCACGAAAACGCCGTGCTTGGATGCCCAGTCCAGCACGCCGATCACGTCCTGTACGATGCCTAGTTGGCCCAGGGCGGAGTTGGCGGATTTCGTCGCGCTCTCAGCGCCCGCCTTCGCCTGCACGGCGTCTGCGTAGACGCCTTCCAATGTGGTGTGCGCCGCCTGCGCCGCTTCCTTCATGCCGTCGAGTACATCGTTCGCGGTGTCCGCGTCCTCCTGCGCCTGCTTGGCGGCCTGCGCCGCCAGGCCCGCGCTCTCAGCCGCGCTGGTCGCGGACGATTGCGCCGACGCCGCAGCCGAGGATGCAGCGGCAGAGTCCGAGATGGCCTTGATGGCGTTCTCGTTTATCGCCTTGCCGCCCGACGAGGACAGCGGTATATCGGTCGCGTTGCCGTCGATGGATGAACGGCCCTTGCGCGTGGTCACGGGAACGGTGTCTCCGGGCTTCACGGCGTACATGCATGCATGCACCGGCGTCTCCACGACTCCCCCGTCGTAATGCACCCAGACGGTACCCTCCTCGTCCGTGCGCACGACGGTGGCGACCGCCGTATGCGACCGCTCGGCACCCCCCATGCCGATAACGTCAGCAAGCTCTACGAAGCCGTCTACCTGGTCCATGCCGCCACCTCCTTCGCGGAGGTCTCGGTGACGCTGATGCCGTGGGAGCATTCGAGCGTCTGGGACACCACACGCATGTCCCCGTCGAGCATGCTAGACGGCATAGAGCCGCGAACCACGTCGAACGGCAGCACGTCGGGCATCCAGCGGCGCGTGTACGTCCTTGTATCCTCTAGCACGGACGCCTCTTCCAGCATCCGCTCCGCATACGCTTGCAGCGACTCTCCTTGGAGCATCGCTGGGGAGTCGTCGTATGCATCGACCCAGTAGCCGCGCACCGCGTGCGAGGTGGGCGATGCGGGGTCGTCGTTCTCGACGGTCGCCGTCACTCCGTTGTCCTCTACCGTGTAGCGGTTCGGAACCCCCGTGTAGTCGAGCGAATGCGCCACCTGGGGGAAGATGGCCCTGGCGTTGGCGCGATCGAGGACGAGGGCGGGTTCGGCCGGGAGCGGCCTTATAGCCACCCTGCCGCGACCGTCCACCTGCATGCAGTAGCCGCCTGCGCGCAGAAGCATCCACACGGCCTCCAACACGGGCTGGCCCACCTCGAAGTTGTAGTGGTCGGAAAGCGCGAAGGACCCCTCGACGCTCACGGGTGCCTTGATGCACTCGGAGAGCATTCCAGCGGCCTTCTGAGCGCCGTCCTGCCCCGCAGCCGCGAAATCCCCCGCCTTCACGTGGGTGGTAGCCGCAGGGTGAAGCACGGAGTACCCGATGACGCTCCTCTGGTCGCGGCCCCTGTCGAGCGTGCCGCTGTCGGATTCGCAGAGCATCGTCGCAACGTCCACCCGCTCGGTGGCACCGCCCTGTATGGCCCTCATAGCCACACGGTAGTACCCAGGCTCCCAGACCTCGTTCGGCAAGCCGTCGATCGTCATCGAACCCGACTCCATCTCAGGCGAGTCGCCCTCGGAGTCATGCGTGAACGACGCGGATACGAGCCTGCCGACTTCGGGGCCATCGGCCCACGTGTCGGGGTTGACCCGGTACAGGTGCCATTCGGCGGTGTATGCCAACGAGAAGTCGGTCATCAGTCACCATCCTCGACGGGGACCGTCGCCCAGAACGACTCGTCCTGGTCTATCTCGGTAGCCGTGAAGCCGACCGCGATGGCCTTCGACCTATGCTCGATATCGAGCGAATCGACTGTCACGTTGGCTGCGAACGCCAATCCTGCCGACGTGCGCACGAACGCAGCCGAAGCGGCCCGTGCGAGGTCGCGTATCGCATCGACCTTGGCCTGCTCGGAGACTCTGATAACGTCGGTCTGATAGGTGCCGGTCCTGCTGACGGCGCTGTTCCATGCCCCCGCGCGGGTGCCGTCCATTGCGCTAGAAAGCTCGAAGTCCTTGGCGTAGGCGTCCTGCTCCTGCACGTTCCACGGCAGCTCGACGTATTTGTGCGAATCGCCCTCGAAATCGAAGCGCAGCCCTACTCCTTCGAGGTAGTAGTCGAAGTCGGCCCATGCGGTGTCGCCGTCGAACGTCCTCGTGCAGATGCGGTAGAAGTGCGTGGCCTCGCCGAACGGAGCGTAGGTGTCTGTCAGATACCCGTCGAGCGCAAGCCCCTCGGCGATGATCTGCGCACCGTCGCCCGTGACGCGGTACACGTCGTAAACGTCGCCGTCTGCGGCGTCTTGCGGTGCCGAGAGCTGGATGGAGACGATGCGCGACACGTTGCCGTCCTCGTCGGTCGAGACGGACGGGGAAACGGTCACGCCCTTGTCCTCGTAGTACGAACCCATGTCGGCTGCAACAGGCTCGTCAACCTCGGTGTAGGCTTGCTCTTCTGAGTCGTACATGTAGTAGGTCTTGGAGGCGTCGGGTTCCGCGTCCTCCGTAAGCACCATGATATCCGTTGGCGGCAGGGGTGCCTGGTGCGCCCATGCCACCCCGAACTCGGCCTGCTGCATCTCGGACGAAAGCCCGGTGGACGAATCCTCCGCGACGGCCTCGACCGTGTACATCGCGCCGTCCCAGAAGTCGCGCCCGCTCGGAAGCTCGATATCTGCCGTGTAAAGCCCAGTGGAGCCGTCGAGCGCCCATGCCGGCAGCACCGACGATGACCACACCGTATCGCCCGCAGGCTGGGATGCGGTGCCGTATGCCTTCTGGTCGGTCGCGCCCTGCGCGGATACCGTCACCGCCACCGTGCATGTGCTGGACGTGCAGGACAGCGGTATCGAGAGCGGCTGGGCGGTCAGGTCGGCAAGCTCCCCTATCGAAAGCTCGGGCGGGTCGGCTATCACGACGGCTACATCGGGGGAATCGACGCTGCGCGACCCCGTGGACACGCTCACGTGCATCTCAAGCCTGCCGTTGGTTGCGAAGGATGCAACGCGGTCTGCGGGTATCACCGCCGACTGCACGGGGCCGTCCCCCGACGCCATGGGCGACTTGCCGCCCTTCGGGTACACCGCCCAGCTCTCCTGGGCGTCGCTGCCCGAGAACGACCACGATACGGGGATGCCGCTGCCCGTCGCCACAGACGGCGGCGCAGACAGCACGGCTGCGCTCGGCGCGCTCGAAGGTATGCCTACTCGGGGCGTGCACCACACTCCGTGCTCAGTTGACTCGGCGGTCTCGACCACGCAGCGCGCCCTGAAATAGTACGTCTCGCCTTCTTCGAGGCCGGTAACCTTTATCGTTGCAGACTTATTCCATGACGATGCCGCGCTCGGATGAACGGTGCTGTCATGCCAATCGAAGGGCTTCGCATCGGGAAGGTCGATGCACTGCCATGCGTCTTTGTCGGTGGAGTATGACAGTTCCATGGATGTCGTGTCATCGTCCTCAGAGGTGGACTTGGAATCCCACGCCACGACGACCCAGACGCTCGTGCTGTCCGCAGCCTTTACATCGCCGACTATCTCGCATTTGTTGTCCAAGGCGCTTGGAGCTGCCTCGTAGAGCTGCACGAGTTCCTTTGCGTCGCTGAAGGTCGCGAACACCTCCTCGATGCCTCGCCAAGACTTGACGCGAACCCAGGTGTGCTTGCCCCGTACGGGCTTGGCTGCGCCGATGTTGAACGACAGCGCCTCGCATTTCGCGTCGTCCTCGGCGTCTGTGTCCGTACCGTCCCAGTCCTCGGCAGCGGCCTCGGCGGGCGTCGTCGCATCAACGTCCTTCAGCAGTTGGAGCACGACGCGATCGACGGGCCAATCGGTCGAGCTGTTGGTGTCCTTGATGATCAAGTCGCCGTATGAGTCGGGGTCTGTTGCGTCCTTGATGACCACATCGCCCAGCGTGGCCTCCTTGGGCCACCCGACGCCGTAGTATTTCCAATCGGTCCATCCCGACGCGCCGCCGATGCCCTCGGAGCGCGCACGGAACCTCACTACCCAGTGATGGGTAACGTTCATCCAGTTCACGAGCTGCCCGCTCGATATCGAGAACGCGCTGTTCGACGTGCTCGACGAATCGGTGACGAGCACCCACTTCCCATCGCCTACGCTGCCGACGTTCTTCTTCTCGACCTGGTAGCGAGTGCGCAGGCGTGGCTTGTAGCCCTTGTCGGACGCAGGGGTTATGGAGCACGTCACCACGCCCGTCTGCGTGTCCAGCGACGGGGCGGCGAGCTTCGGCTTGCCCGGTGCCGCTATCTTGCGGGTCTCGGACTCAGCCGCCTTCGGGTCGAGTAAGTACAGCTTCATATCGCCTGGGACGAGCACTCCTGGCGGCGTGGCTGCGGAGATGTTGAGCTGGTTTATCGCGGCGACGGAGATGGTCACGCTCTTCACGACGTTGCCCGTGTACGGGAAGAACGCCGCAGTGCCGCTCTTCTTGCCGACCTTGACCCAGCTCGAAGATATGTCCACCGTGGCGTCTACCTTGGACGTGCCGTAATCCTGCATCGTCGTGACGCTGTGCTGCTTGCCCTTGTCGTTCTCGTAATCGACCCTGCGCGTGACCACGAGCCTCGTGGCCCTCCTGCCGTTCTTCGACGATGTGAGGTCGGACGGCACCTTCCATGTGGACTTGTACGCCGTGGAGTTCTCGCCCTGCCGTTCTGGCGAAGCGAGCGACTTGACCTTGCCGTTCGCCATGCCGACGATATCGGTGTGGTCGTACTTCCAGGTAGCTGGCTCGTAATACTTGTACGTCTCGGATTTCTTGTCCCAGTACTTCGTCTTGGTCGGGTATCCCTCGTGCATGCAGTAGTACACATGGCCCGTGTTGGTGTTGCGGTAGTAGTCGCCCTTCCTAACCCAGTCGAGGCCGCTCTTCTTGAAGACCTTGGCAGAGGTCGATGTGCCGGTTATCTTCGTGCCGCTGTAGTCAGCCATATCTAGCGCCCCCTAGCCATGAAGACCTGCTTGACCTTGCGGGCCGTGATGCTCGCTATCTCGTTCGGGTCCGCATCCGTCCTCGCGTTCACGGTCACGTTCACCACGGGCGCGCTGCCCTGCGTGTCCATGCTCGCCGCGATGGCGTCCGCGATCGGCTCCATGTAGCGTTTGTTCGTGAGCGGGATGACCGCGCCGCCAGTACCCCAGTTAAGGACGGCCTCGGCACCCGCCTCGCCGACCCAGCCGTTGTTGGTGAGCGTCGGACCCGTGGCGATGTAGCCTGCTGCATGGCGCGGGATGTAGGGCGAGGATGCGACGCTGCCCGTCGCGGAGCGCGTCTCGGTCGTGTTGACCCGCACGTTCCATGGGGACAGCACCAAGCTCTGCAGGGATGCGAGCAGCGTGTTGACCGCGTTGGCCCCGTACACCCTCGCGTTAACGTCAGCGTTTGTTGTTCCTGGCACCTCGCCGATGGCGCGTGTCAGCTCCTCGACCCTGCCCTTGCTGTCGTACACCGTGCCGTCGTCATCGACCCAGTAGGTCTTGGTGCCGATCCTGATGGCGTCGAAGCCCGCCAGCTTGCCGTTCTGCTGAAGGATGGTTCCCTTGTCATCGACGAAGTATGTCTTGTTGTTTATGCTCACCGAGTTCAACCCGTTCACAGATGCCGTGTTCAGGTCTATCTCGTACCCCATCTCGGCAAGGCCGGCGACCATCGTGCCGATGGAGCCGTCCCACGTCTCGGCAAGGTCGGTTATCCCCCCGGCCTGCTCCTGCATATCCGCGTAGCTTATGCCGAGGTTGTCGAGGGTATGTGCGAAATCGGTAGCAGAATTGCCGTTCTGCCACAACATCGCCTGGATTGCGTCGTTGTCGGCAACCCATCGAGTTCCTGCGCCGGAGCCCTCCAATTGGGCCTCCGTCAGCAGGTCCACGCCCTCCTTGTACTGGTTGACTGCTTCGGTTGTGCCGTCGTACAGCTCTTGGGCTCTCGCAAGCTCGTCATTGGCCTTCTCGTATTCCAATCGCAGCGATTCGGTCAAACGCGAATCTGTGTTATTGAGGTACGCGTCCTGCGCCTCGCGGGCCTTGTCCTGGGCGACCGTTAGCTCGTCGAGCGCCTTGCGCTGGTCCGCGTACTTCTGCGTATAGGCGTCCTTGAAGAACTGCGCCTTCGATGCGGCGACGATCGACTGCGTGAGCTTATCGAGCTCTCCTGCCGTCAGGACGGCATCGTCGCGCATGAGCTGCAACGCGCCGCCCTCCCCCTCGGTGAGCGTGATGGACTCTCCTGCGGCTTCGTTGTACAGCTCCAAGGCCGTCTTCAGACTCGCAAGGGAGTCATTGCCACGGTCTCCATCGTTGTAGGCCGAGAGGGCCTGTTGGAGGGCAGAGCCGTAATCCTTTATGATCGCAGCGTTCCCGAACGTCTCTTCGGCGCTCTTCCTGATGGACTCGTTATGCTGCGCGAACTCCTTGACCATATCGTCGAAGGATTGCGTCGCGCTGCCGAATGCCGCAGCCGCGCTGCCCGGGATGCCGGCGAGCACGCCGGATAGGACATCCCCAGCGCCCTGGGTGGCCTGCTCGAACTCCTTCGTCTTCTGGATGTAGTCGGACACAGCCTTGATGAGCAGTGCGATGCCTGCGACGACGGCAGCCACGGCGAGGTTCTTCAGAAGCGCCTTGCCCACTGTCTTAGCGGCCTCCCCGACGCTCATGACCTTCAATCGGAAGTCGGACACTCCGCTGCTCGTGGTCGTGAAGCCCTCGCGCAGCGTGCGCATGGCCCTGCCCATGACGGTAGATTCCGTGAGGAACTTCGACATGTTCTGCTTTGCCGTGACGAACGTCGCGCTCATGGTGAGCAGCGGGCCGATGGCGGCACCCACTCCGAGCAGGCCGACCACTGCGGTCTTGCTGCCCTCGTCCATGCCGTCGAAGGCATCGAGCGCCGACTTCGCGATATCGGTGAACATGGAGATGATGGGCGTTGCCCCGTCTGCGAGCGACGCCATCGCGTCGTTTGCGATGTTCGAGAGTATCTGCAACTGGCCTGAGAAGCCCTCGGCCTTCTTCTCTGCCTCGCGTGCCGCATCGCCCGACGCTCCCCACTTGTCGGACACGCCAGACCATGCGTCGCCGCTCATCTCCAAGTTGTCGTCGAGCAGGCCGATGGTCTGCATCAGGCCCTCGATGGCCTGCTTCTGCCTGGATGCGGTGATCCCGATCGAGCCGAGAACGCTGTCTGCGGAGCCGCCCGACTCCTCGATGCCGTTCAGGCCCTCGATGAAGTTCTTCAGGGCGGTGGTCGGGTCTTCCTTCCATGTCTTGGCGAAGTCGTCTGCGGACATGTGCGCCACGTCGGCTATCACCTGCAGGCTGTCCTTGGCGTTCATGATGCCGCTCTGCAGCCCCTCGAACACCGATTCTGGGTCGGTCGCCCAATCGTCGGCGAACTGCTCTGCCGTGGAGCCGGACATGTTCGCGAAGATCGTCAGCTTGTCGCCGCCCTCCGCGACCGCCTCAGAAATGGCCTCGAATGAGGTGTCCATGGTGCCGCCAGCCGACGCGACGGCGGTTTCCATGAGCGATATGGTCTTTGAGAACGCCGTGCCGGACGCCTCGGCCTGCATGCCCGTGGACGCGAGCGTGCTCGACCAAGCCAGGATATCGGGAACCGTCATGCCGACGATGTTCGCCATCGAGCCGATGCGGGTCGAGATATCGCCTATCTGAGTCTCGGTGGACGCGCCGTTGTTGCCGAGCCTGACGAGCGCATCGGAGAATCCTTCGTACTCGTCGGCTGTCATATGGGTGATGTTCGCCAACTGGCCCAGCGCGGTCGCTGCGCCCTCCGTGTCGTAGTTCGTGGCGACTTCGATGTTCGATACCGTCTCTGCGAATTTCTGCAGGTTCTCGGTAGCCACGCCCAGCTCGCCGCCGATGGACTCGATCTCCAAGAGCTGCGCGGCGCTGGTCACATGGGTCTTCGAGAAGTCTATAGCGCCCTGCTTCAGCTCCTCGAACTGCTGCTCGGTCCCCTCGACGGTCTTGCGCATGTCGCGGTACGAGGAGTCGATATCCTGTGCAGCCGAGACGGCGCGCCAGCCCAGCATCGTGATCGCGGGCGTGAGCGTGGAGTAGAGCGTCATGCCGGCGGACTTGATGGTGGACGCGTTGAGCATCGACCTGCCGCCCAGGTTGGTGAGGTCCATGCGCTCCTTGAGCGACTTGGCCCGTGCGGTGGTGTCCGCAAGCTCGGATTGGAGCTTCTGCAGCTCGGCGCATTCCTTCGCCGTCTCGAACTTCTCATCCCATTGGGCCGCTGCCGCGCTCAGCTCGCGCACGTCGCCTTCGGCGGCGCTTATCTGGCTGCGCAGCTCCTTCAGCTCCTCATCGGGCGTCTGCATGTCCTCCAAACGCTTGAGGGACTGGTTGAGGGCATCGACCCTGCCCTTGGCGGCGCTCAGGTCGTCCTGGGCCTTCTGCCACGCGTCGCCCGTCTTCTGGATGTAGAGCGGCAGGTTCTTCTCGGTTGAGAGCACTCCCGACAAGCGGCCCTCGTAGGCGCTTACCTGTCGGGAAAGCTCGGATGCCTTGCTGCTGGCGAGGTCGTACTCGTTGGAGAGCGCACGCAGACGCCCGACCGCAGCAGCCATGTTCGATGGGTTGTCGCGCAGGGCGGACTCGTACGCCCTGGCCTGCTTGGCGCACTCGGAGAGCGCGGTGTCCATCGTGCGCACACGCGCCGCCGACTCCTGCCAGTTCTCCTTGGAGTACGCGGATACCTTGTTCAGCTCGCGCACGGTCGCCGTGGAGTTCCTCGCCTCGGACTCGAACCGCTGCATGTCCACGGACATGCTCTCCAACTGGGCAGCGGCCTTGTACGCCTCGGAGCTGTCGAACGCCTCGTTCCACACGGCACGCATCTCGCGGAGCTTGTCTATCTCCTCGTCGGTGACGACACCCAGCTCCCTGAGCTTCGCCATCTGCGTCTCGAACGTCTCATCGCTGCCCTGGCGGGAGAGCGCGTTGAGGTTCATGGCCTGCCCGGCCTCCTTGGCGCGCGCCTCAAGCTCGCGGTAGTTCGCCGCGAGGTTCCTGGTCATATCGTTGTAGCGTTCCTTGGCGGTGCTCGCCGCGAGCGCGATGTTCTCGGTTGACTCGGCGAGCTTCTTGACGGAGGTCGCCTCGCCGCCGACGTTCACGACGGACTTGCCCAGCTCTTTGTAGGCGTTGCGCAGGAGGGTTATCTTCGAGTGCAGCGCCTCGGCCCTGTTGGTCGTGAGCCGCATGCGGGTGTCCACGTTGGCGAGGTCGGTCGGGTCGAAGCGCATGGCGCGCGTGACCTGCCGAATCTGCGCCTGAAGCGTGGATGCCGCCTTGGTGGACGACTTCAATGCGGAGTTCAGCGAGGAGGTGTCGCCGCCTATGCGGATGGTCAAGCCCTTGTACTCTGCCATTTTTCAACACCTCCTAGAATGCGTCTATGTCGGCCTGCGTGGCATCGCGCACGCCTTCGCCGTCCTCGGCCTTCTCCGTAGTAACCGCCTCCACGTACCACGCAGCGCGGCTGTAGGGCATCACGAGCACGTCACTCCTCGTGAACCCCAGCTTGAGCATCGTCAGCTCCGTCTTCGTGTACGCGAGTCCGCTTCTTCCGCGTCCGCTTGGGCTTTTCGACCCGTTCGAGCTGCCTTGCGAGTTCCTGGGTGGCTTTGGCGAGTGCAGGAAAGCAGGCATCGATCTCCTTGACGACGAGCGTGTGCAGCCGGTACATGTCGATGTCGTCGGCTGCATGGGCCTTGCTCCACAGCGGGAAGTCGCCCACCATCTTGTCGCCGTTCAGCCCCGCCTCGCAGCCGCACTTGAGCATCGCCCAGAGGGCGCGTGCGTCGGCCTCCCAGTTGGCGGCGAGCAGCTTGCCCAGCGCCGAGTTGTCCTCGGAGTCCCCGTAGTCGGTCACATCGTCCACGAGGGACTTGTGGCGGCTTGAGGGGTCGTCCTGGAACGCCTGCTCGTAGATGGTCAGCGTGTGCAGGCTGCACAGCGCCGTCCATTCGTCCGTGGAATCGCCGAAGGCGAGCGGCCCCTTGTCGGGAGCCTGCTCGCCGCCAGCGTTCTCATCCACGTGCTTGAAATGGATGATCATGTCGCTCCTTACGCGCCGACGATGTATACAGACTCGAACCAGTCGGCGAACTGGGTTGCGGTTGCGGTCGCGTTGGTCACGCTCGCCTGCACGACGTTGACCACGTTGCCGCCGATGGTCAGGTCGCGGCCGATCGCCACGCCCGTCAGCTCGTCGGTGTCGGGGTCAACCGTGTCCGTCTTGGTGTTGCCCGAGACGGTCGGGCGGGAGAACTTGACGTTGTACAGCAGGCCGCGCTTCTTGACCTTGGAGCCGTCGAACTCCCACAGGAACGCGCAGCTCTTGGACTCGCCGTCGGCCTTCTCGTACACGACGCCGTTGCTATCGGTGGCGTAGTCGAGCAGATCGACCTTGGCCTGGTCGCCAAGCACGGCGATGGTGAGCGTAAGCTCGTAGCCCGTGTTGCTCGAACCCGTCTCGTACGCGATGTTGTCGGCGTAGAACGTCCACGTGTTGCCCTGCGGCGTCAGCACGAGCTGCGTCGCACCGGGCATCGGCACGGGCGTCGCGTAGGTGCCGGCAGTGCTGCCGGTGCCCTCGGTGTAAAGCGCGTAGTGCGCCTTGGAGATTCCGAAGCGTACTCCCTTGGAATCGCTCATTATTCTTCCTCCTTCGTATAGGTGAAGTCGTATTGCTCTATGTGGCACATCTCGCTCTGGCTCCACGAGCCGACCCTCTCGACGGGGCCGAACGCCCCTTCGAGGGAAGCCTTGACGCTTGCCTCCAAGTCGGGGTCGGATACCGTCTCGAACAGCTCGACGTGGATGTGCGGAAGCTCCGCGTATGTGCCGTCATCCGAGTAGAACTCGCCGCGATCGTCCACCTGGTAGACGAAGAACGGCGTTGCAGGGGCCTTGCCCACGGGGTACGCCTCGTAGCGCCCCTCGATGCCGAGGGCCGTGAGGGCGGCGTACACGTCTTCGAGCACGCTCATAGCCTTGCCCCCAACGTCGCGAGGATTACCTGCTCGGCAAGCTCGAAGCCGTCATCGGCTGCAGGCGCGATGTGCTCGATGGCACGCGTCTTGCCGCCGCCGACCTTCGCATGGCCCTTCTCGACGAGGTGCGGGATGCCGGGCATCTTCGAGTAGACGTGGCCCTGCACCTCCCGGCCGCTGCCCTCCACGCGGAAGCGGATGGACTTGGCGTAGTCGCCCTTGTCCCTGGGCGCACCGGCCGACCACTCGTCCTTGGCAAGCTCGCAGCCCGCCTGGACGCCTGCCTTCAGGGCGTCGTCGGAGACCTCCTGGATGTTGTCCATGATCTCTGCGAAGCTTGCCATGAAGCGGTCCATCTACTCGTTCCTCGCGTGCTCTGAGAGCGTCAGGATGGTCGATTCCAACCCCTGCCTGCTCGATTGGTCTATGTCCAGCTCCGTCCCGTGGTAGACGGCCTGCGTGTACGGCCTCTCCTCGAACTCCAAGGTCTTGACCTCCACGCGGGCCGCAATCTTCGGGCCCAGCTGGGCTGCGGTAGCCCATGCGTCCAGGCCCGTGTACCATGGGTTGCAGAACACCTCGGTGTCCACGGGGTCGCCCTCGTGCTCGATTCCGCGCTCATCGACCGTCGCGTTGCTGATAACGTCGCGCAGGACGATGGTGTCGCTCCACCCGCTCATTCGGCAGTCCCCTTGTAGTGGACGTTCTGCTTGCCGTTGAGCAGGCTCGCGACGATGGACCTGTAGGAGGACAGGCAGGCGTTGCGCTCGCTTGCCTCCACGTCGCGCCCGTACTGCGCCTTGCAGTAGTTGATGACCGCCGTCTTGACGATGGGCATGTAGTCCTTCTCCTCGGCGTCCGCATCCTCGGCGAGGAACTCGGGCCTGACGCCCTTGTTCCCCATGTCGAAGAGCGCGGTGCCGATGTAGGCGCGTATCTCGCCGTCCGTCAGCGTCGTGGTCACGCGGAGCGCGGTCCTTACGTCATCGAGCAGGGCCATCTGCTAGTCCTCCTCGGCCTTCTTCGACTGGCGCTTGCGTGCCGCGACCTTGGACGCACGCTTCTCGGGCGTCTCGGGGGCTTCTGCGGCCTTCTCCACCAGCACGGCGTCGGCGGGCTGGTCGCCCTCCTCGTAGCGGTAGGTGCGCCCGTCGGGCATCATGTAGATTCGCAGCATCGCCAGCTCCTCCCGCTAGGACACGGTGATATCGCAGAAGCAGGCGGGGCGCTTGACAGCCAAGACCTCGCGTGCCTCGGCGCGGACGCTCACCAGGTTCTTCTCGAAATCGGTGTCGTTGGAGTTCGTGGAATCGACGCGGATGCCGTCGTTCTTGGCGACCAGCTCGATCGCGCGGTTCGTGAACGCGCCCACGACGATGTGGTTGGCGGTCACGTCTGCGGACTTGGCGAACTGCATCTCGAAGAGGCGGCTGTAGCGCGACTCGGAGAACGGGTTGCCCGCCATGTACTCGTCGAGCGTGTTCTTCGCCTTGCGGATGGTCTTCCACAGGGCGGGCGTCACGATCACGGCGTTCGGGGCGATTCCCGTCGCGTCCTCGATGTCGGCGGCGGCGTCGATGATGCCGTCGAGGATGCTGATGGCCTCCTTGCCGGATACCTGGGTGACGCTGGCGGTCGCGATGCCGCTCGTGGCGAGCAGGTCGGCGACTGCGGTGGACTGGCGGGAAGCGCCCAGCTCGTCAACGAGGTCGCCGTTGATGGCATCGACCACGTACGGGGCATCCTCGAACAGCTCCTCGGTCATCTTGATGAGGCCCGTGAGCTTCTTGAGCGTTGCGGACTTCTGCTCGTACTCGAAGGTGAGCTTGTTCTTCGTCGCGCCCTCGGCGGTGACGCCTGCGGAACCCGTCTTCTGCTTGTAGACCGTCCAGGTGTAGACAGGCTCGGAGATGGACTTGCGCGGGAACAGCTCAAGCACGGTCAGCTGCGTCTCGGGCTTGCGCACGACCTCCTTGTCGTACTGGGTAGCCACCACGCCGCTCGTGGTGGTCGGGTCGCCGGCTGCACGCATCGCGTAGGGAGTGGCGATGTAGCGGTTGTCGGCGGACTTGTGCTCCTTGCGGAACTGGACGAAATGCTCGCCCAGGGAAGCTGCACGCGTCATTGCGGTGTCCTCCTTGATCTCGATGGTCTCGACGGGCTTCGCTGCGCCCTCGATGACCTTGCTGATGCTGCGCTGCTCGATCTCGGCGAGCTTGCTGCGGCGCTCGTCCTCGGCCTCGATGACGCCCAGCTCGGCGTCGATCGCCTCCGCCTGCTCGGCGGTGGCGTCCTCGGGAAGCTCCTTGGCGAGCCCGATGACCTCGGAACGGCGCTGCGCGTACTCGTCGGCTCCGAGGGAGCGGTAGGACAGCGCATCCATTGCGGTGAACTCCATTTGGGTTCCCCTTCCTCTAGTTGAACTTCATTGCCTTGGCACGCAGCGCAAGCTCCCTGCGCATGCGCTCCACCCGCTCGGCTTGCTGCGCCTCCCGCAGCCTGCGTTCCTCGATCGCTCCGTCGATGACGCGCCTCGCGCTTATCTCCGTGTTCGGGTCAGCGGGACGGCTGACTGCCGAAACATCGAATACCTTCTTGATGCGGCGGACGTGGAACGTGACGGTGCGGTTCTCCTCGTCCTCCTCCACGTCCTCCTCGGCGATGGTGAAAGCCCAGCTCATCCTGTCCACCATGCCAGCCTGGATGTCCTCGTACATCTGCTCTGCGAGCGAGGTGCGCGAGAGGTCTGCGGCGATGTAAAGCCCATGGAGCTGCGGCTCGATGAAGAGCGTCTCGTTGCGGTTGCGGGCGTAGACCCTGCCCTCGTGGTCGTACAGGAAGATGACATCGGACACGTCAGCGCCCTCCATGCAGCCATCGTGCATGACCTCGACGTACTTCCAGCCCTTCTGCACCTCGCCACGGGAATCGACCCAATCGGGTTCCTCCCACAGCACGTAGGGGTCCTCGAACGTCGTGGCGTAGCCCTCGACGAACTTGGGGCTGTTGAAGCGGTTCGGGAACTTGATCTCGGCGTTGCCGTCCGAGTTGACCTCAAGCTCCGCGTCGTTCTTCGGCGCTGCGAACGGCTGCGCCATCATTCGGTAGTTGCGTTCCTGCGGTTTCGCTGGCATATCGGTTTCCTTCCTAGCCCTCGTCCACGTCGTCCTCGTATTT